GTTTTCTGCAAAATTAAATTCTCTTTGTGGTTCCTGATCCGTGGTCTCTGCTCCGTCTTCCACGATGGTTATTTCATCGACAACGGCTGAGGGATCAGTTTCCTTGGCAAGCGCCTCTTCTTTGGCGATCTGTTCTTCTAAAGATAGATCTGAATTATTTTTTTCAATAGGCATTACTATTCTCCTACCAAACTTAGCACAATTTGCAAGGTTTAGTTTTTGCTAATTTTGTTTTCACTTGTACGTAAGATCCTGATTTATATTTGTTTGCGGATCCGCCACAATTCATTTTAGATTTTTTCTTCTTCTTTTCCTTTTTATCTTCTTCGTAATCGGGATACATATCAGGTGAACCTTTGTAGCCTTCTCCTGGATCTTCGCCTGGCGGTAACAATTGTTCGTAACCGTCTTCTGTAACCATTTTACCAGAATTGTATTTTTTAACTTTAGGCATTCCACCTTTTCTTTTTTTATCTAAATCTTTTACTTTAGTAGAACCTTCTTTAATAACTTCACCAGATCCAACATCAGTGACTTTGTATCCAATTTCTTTTTCTGGATTTAATTTTATAACAACAGGTGGTTTTTTATTTCCCATAATTTTCCTTTAACAAATTTTAGTTGGTTTAGATCTTGCTAATTTATTTCCTCTGGCTTTAATCATTCCACCAGATTTTTTAGAAACTTTTTCAGGTTCCATGTATAAACCAATACCTTTATCAGATTCAGATTCAGATAATTCTTTTTTTCTTTCTAGTTCTTTCTTTTTCAAATATCTTCGTAAATGAGTAATAGGACTTAATCCTTTCATAAAAGGATATGCGTTTGGAGTTTCCTCTTTCAGTTCTATCTCAACTTCTGTATCTATATTTTTCTTTGCCATAAGTTCTCCTAACCTGCGTAATATTTATATTCTCGTTCTAATCTAGGATCATCCTTTTCATCGGAGTATGTACTGATTAAACCGCCTTGTCGATATCTTAACATAGCTTGAGTGGTGCTGTCGACATAGTCATCGTGCTGACCATGAGGAAATGCAGCACATTCTTCAATCACTTCATCTGCCCAATGTTCGTCTGGTGCCCATACCATTCCGCTTTCAAATATAGGGGCTACAGCATTGGCTCTAGTAAATTTATCTCTACCTTTAGCAGGAACATAATCTAATACAGGTATTCCCATTTTACGCATCTCTTGAATTAATGGTTGTCCTGTAGCTTTTGCTTCAATCACAATACTTTCTGGTTCCCAATATCTATATAAATCATAAGCTACAATTTTAAGTTCTGGGAAATCCCATCTACCTTTTTGTGCATCTAATAAAATAATATTGGGCTCATATCCTTCTACAGGATAAAATATTCCCCAAACAGTTATTGCAGAATAGTCAGCAGTTTCTTTTTTAGAATAAGCTGTATCTAAACTCATGATCACATGTTGTAGTTGAGGTATTCTTTCATCCTTCCAAACTTTCCACCACTCACGTTTTAATATGGCACCCTCCTCCGCAACAGGATCCTGCATATACTGGGCATTCCAATTGTGAACAGAAATAGACGCTTTGACTTTTTCTAATTCTTCTAGGTTCCAATATTCAGGCCACACTGGGTTCCCTGATTCTAATATGGCTGGAAAATTAATTACTTTCCACTGATCTGATTTCACTTCTTTTTGAGCCTTGATGAGCCTTCCTGTTAAATCATCTTGTGCCCATCTAGTCATAACTACCACAATGGTTCCACCAGGTTGTAAACGCTGACGAGGTCCTGAACTATACCAGTCGTACGCCCGTTCCATTGCAGTGTCAGACATAGAATCTTGTTCGGTATGTGGGTCGTCAATAATCAATAAATCCGCACCACGACCTGTGATGGAACCTCCAACACCAGCAGCGAAATATTCACCGCCATGATTTGTTTCCCAACGTCCCTTAGCTTTGGAATCTTCTCTTAATTTCACATCTCCAAAAATTTGTTTATACTCTGGGGCATCCATTAGGTTACGAACCTTAGAACCAAATCTACTTGCAAGTTCTGCGTTGTGAGATACCTGCATAATTTTCATTTTAGGGAACCTTCCTATCATCCAAGCGGGAAATAAATAGGAAGCAAATTCTGATTTGGTATGCCTAGGAGGCATATTCACAATGAGCCTTTTTAATTCTTTATTAGCTATCTTAGTAAACTCATTAGCAATAATTTGATGGTGACCCCATTTAGATTTTTTATTTGTTTTTCTATAAATAAAATCTGGCCAAACTTCTTGGACAAAAGTCAGAAAGTCATCTTGGCATAATTTTATATACTGCAGTTGTTTGCGTAAAACGATATCTCGCAATTCTTCATCGGATAATGTAACTAAATTATTATTATTAATTTCTACCATCTTTTTGAACCTTACTAAGTTATATCATTTCAGACTATACTGCGTCTATTCAACTTACACCTTTACACCTAATTCTGGTACCATATTTTTTTCAACCCCAAGTTGAATCGATAAAACAAAAATCGATTTTGCAATCTTTTATGGCACCACTACCGTGGTTCGTGTGCAGTTGTTCCGATAACTGTATACTTATCGGAAATCATTTCGTACACCTTTTGTGCTACCTTGTCCCACTGCCCATGCATCGGGAACACCGCATCAGGAACCAAGTCCTGTGGTTTTTCAACCCACGCACGAATTCTATAAAGTTTCAGCGCTCTCTGCGAGAGGGCTATATTGCAGATCAGAACTGGTACACATTCCTTAACATGTAAATTAATCCATGATAGCTGCCACTTAGATAGCTTAGGATAACTGACGTAATCAGCTTTTAACTCTAGCCAAAAAGACTTACCTTTGTATACCCCATATAGGTCAGGTATACCGTTAATAGTCCTACTTTCTATTCTTGTGAAACGTATATCTTTCAAGGACTCTTTGAGGTGTTTCCATAACTTGGTCTCTCGTTTTTGATCTGCCATTTTTATTTATCAAACCCTTCTTGATGAGTGTCAGAACTTTTGGATTGTCTCTAAAGATTTGACACAGTTGATTGGTGATGACATTTACCACATGCTCCTCGTGCTTGTCATCCTCAAGAGCGGCACCCTCGTCTTTCAGTCCTCCATACCACACTGATGCATGGATCAATTCGTGAAGTAGTGTGTTAGCAAGATCTCTATCAGATGTATTAGTAGCAATTGTTATTTTATTATTACGAGAATCATATTCACCAAAGTTTTCTTCAGTAAATTTACTGTCGCTGGATGTACCAACGACCACGTCAGAAAAACTAATCTTTATCTTCTTCGGTAATAATTTTAACAGATCCGACATTAGTTCCTATCTTTCCAGTTGTTAACAGTTCCCAAAACTGTTCTTCGCTAATCGATGACTTCGGCTTCGATCGTTTTTGCGTTGTGCCCATCGATTTTTTTCGAAAGTTCTTCCAACTTTTTTTCAAGTTCGACACGACTCATACCCTCCAGACCACTTACAGTTACTTCTCGTTTATCTACAAACAAACCAGCTAACTGGCCTGATCTAAATTCAGCGTTGATTGCGGATGCCCATTGTTTATCCGAAGCAGCACTATTCGCATAATACTCAAATCTTTTGTAGCGTCTTAATTTATCTTTTTCATATACAGCTACAGCTTCAGCTTTTTTCTTATCAAGATACGCAACTACATGTGGATGAAGTTTTCTGTTAGTTAGTCTTGCACCTATTGCAGACGCAGACTTGTCAGACATTTCTTTGCCAGGCTCACCATAAACTTCTTTAACAATATCCATTTTATTTTTTTGTCCCCAGTGTTCTATGAGTTTATCAACAAACAATTGTTGTTTCATAGTCAGGTCATCAATCGTTAATTCATGTTTAGGTTTTTGTCCCATTTATTTTTTCTTTGCTGTCTTAGCCGCTCGTTTAAATTGTTTTGCAGTTGGAGCGCCTTTAGCGCCAGGCTTTCTCATTTTTTCTCCAGAACCAGCTTCAATTCGCTTTCTCTTTGCATGTATGTTTGCATACAGCCCAGGTTTTTTATTCATTAAAAAACTCCTTTAAATTTTGTTCCCTTTATTGCAATTTTAGCACCACGGCAATAACCACCATGTTTAAAACTACCTTGCCTACCAGAAAGTTTTTTACCATAAGTTTCTTCATCATCCATTAATGTGCTACTTCTAAAACTAGCTTCCTCACCAGCTTCTTCAAAAGATTTATGATAGCTTGTTGGAGAGATTTCGTCTTTATTTAATTTATCCTGTAATTCAGATTTAGTATAAATTTTTCCATTATGAACACTAGGGACATTAATTATTTTATCGTCCATTTGTAAGGTGACAGATTTTTCAGATATATTTTCTCCGTTAGAAGTTTTATATACATCTTTACCAATTCTGGTTTTAATATTAGTTTTTACACCAGCTGTTTTTGCCATAATTAAAAAATACCTTTAAATTTTGTACCTTGAACGGCAATACCACCGCCAGAACAACTCATCAAGCCGCCAGTCTTAGCCCTACTCATATCAGGAGTATCAAAGTCAGGATTATTTTCAAATCGTATATCAAATTCATCTTTTGGCATCATCGGAAATCGTTTTCTTTTTTTCTCTCTTTCAGATTTAGTAGTGTCTTTAGTTTCATATTCACTCATAATAACTTCTCCAGTTCAAATTCTATTAAAGAGATTATACAGAAAATTAATCAATATAGTAAGACCCGTTTGTCAGACGAGCACCAAGAACATAGTTAGAGGTACACTATTTTGTACCTAGGTACACTAGAGGTACACTTCTATTTTTGACTTAAGTTATTGATATTAAATAATAATCATTAAAGAGGTACAGAGGTACACTAGTTTCTCATTTATTTTTTAGTAGTGTCCAAATATCTGTATAACTTCTATAGTAGGATTTGCCGTTGTCCGTTATCCGTGGTTCGTGGTCTTTTAAGTTTTAGGTTTGGTCCTATCCTCAAGGCAATTCGCATAAATGCCCGTAATTTGTATATTATTGTAAATAGCTACAGTTTTCATGTCGTCTATCTTTTTCTCAACCGCCGCCATGCACTCTTTTTTAGAATCGTAGTAAATTTGTGGGTTTGGTGTCATAGGAATACATCCCTCCTGGCCCATAAAGTCCAGATGGCACAGCATTACTATCATAATAAAAGTTTCCATGTATCAAATTAGTATAACACGCTTTAGTGACAGATAAAGCTAGTTTTGGTATAATGATAACCAATTTTCATCCTTTGGGTTTAAATTAATCATCATAGTTCAAAAGCAGGTCCTGTTTACCAGTTCCTGCTTTTTTACTGTTTAACGCTTCTAAAATTTTTGGTTTTAATATCGATCGTTTCATTGGATCAGGATGGTCTGGTATCGATAAAATGTTTTTAATACACATAGCCTTTAAATCATTGATACTAATTTTTTTTTCAAGTTTCATTAAGCTATTTTATAATCCGACTTAGTTTTTAAACTATTAGGCAAGCTAAGACCGATCATATATTGATGAGCCAGATCCAGTCCATCTCTCCAATCTTCTCTAAATCCATCCGATGTTATGACCAATGCTTTAGGCGCAATATTGTTAGCTATGATCAATGCTGCGGTCACAAACTTATCGTAAGGCATTTCATTAGTCTTACAAAATTGAAAAGAATAACCATTTTTCTTTTCGTACTCTTCTCTTGGTAATGGTTTTATTTTAGATAATAAAAAAGTCTCGCAATCTTTATTAAACTTTCTTTTACCATTAAATATAATTTCTGAATCATCAATGAGTAATTTATCCTCTTGACCTGTAGTTCCAAGAATTGCTTTCCCTTCTTTAGATCTACAAAGTCTTCCAACAAATTTAGTGATCTCAGACCACTCTCTGTCATCAAAGTTCCTATACTGTTTCCAGTAGTGTGTGTACCCCATGTTAGTTTCCTCCTTTGTTTGTTTGTTTAAATAAACCTAGTTCTTGATCAATCCTTTGTTTAGCAATGTTGATGTATTCTGGATTAAGTTCAATTAAAATACAGTTTCTGTCATTCATAGCTGCTACTAATCCTGTGGTACCAGAACCTCCAAATGGATCTAGCACGACACCATCTGTTGGACATCCCGCTTTAATACATGGCTCTATTAAATCTTTGGGGAAAGTTGCAAAGTGAGCACCTTTAAAAGGTTTGGGGCTAATAGTCCAAACATTTCTTTTGTTTTTCATCGTATAATTATTTTTTTTCAAACCTTTCATTTTAGCCCTACCAGGTGTGTTATTAAGTTTAGTAGTGTCTCGGTCTCTCACATTAGTGTCAAAAGTTTTACATGGTTCTTTAATAGCATCTGCATCGTAATAATATTTTTTTGATTTAGTGATCATCCATATTTTTTCGTGTGCGTTGGTCGGTCTATCTTTCACACTCTCAGGCATCGGATTTGGTTTGTGCCAAATAATCTCAGATCTAATATACCAACCAGCTTCTTGTAATGCGATGGCAACTCTATTAGGTATCATTAATAAATCTTTTTCTTTAATATTTTTTTGTACTGGTGTTCTGGTCACTCCATAATCTGTATTGCCTCGTAAAGATTGATTAATAGTAGAAGTTCTAGATCCACTAGAATAACAATCTCCTACATTCCACCAGATAGTAGCGGTATCTTTTAATTTTGGTTTAAAAGTCTCAAATACTTTAACTGTATTCTCAATATAATCTTGATAAGTTTTTTCTAAACCAAATTGTCCATCCACTCCATAATCTCTTAAACCAAAATAAGGAGGAGAAGAAACTACACAATCAATAGAGTTATCTTGTAAATCTTTTATTTTATCAATACAGTTTCCTTGAAGTATCGTTATTCTTTGTTCATCCATTGTGTTTCCTTATTCTGTTTTCTTTTTATTACATTTACAAATTTACTCAACCATTTTTTTTGAGTTTCATCTACTTCTCCCCAATATAAAAGAGTCTCTGCGTCCACTTCCTCTAAATTATTTTTGTAGATAAAGTTTGTATATATAGTTGATAGTTTATCCATGCTTACCATTATTTTCCTCCTTTGTTTTTTCTAGCTAATGCCAACTCCCTATAAGTTGGCACCGCTTTCCATTTATTTAATTTATTTTGTTCTTTGTCTAACCACTCCATGTGATATTGCAAAGTTTTGTTAAAAATCTTAGTTAACTTTTCTAATGTAACCTCTCCCCACAATTGAACATCGAAAAATTCTCTTCCTTTGCTTTTCCAATCTCCTACTTGAGGAAGGTTCCATTTGTCTCCTAAGATATTAATTTCTTCTTGAGTGTACTTGAATGCATCGCTGTTAAAGAACTCTACTGTTTTTTGAGTAGGTTTTTCTGTTTGCATAAAAGCAATTTTATCTTTTAGATGGCTAACCAAAAGTTCTTTTCCTTCTGGACTTCTTTCATAAGGCTTCAAACCAGCCCCAGCACAAACACCATCTCTAAAACCTCTCCCAATAGTAAAACCGTGATCATACATAACACCGTTTTCTATTTCTTGTTTTGCTTCACAGTATCCGCATGTTCCGATGTCCGAGAGTAATGCTCTCTCCATCATTTTCTTTTTGTACTCTTGTGTATCTTGAACAGGTCTTTTACCAAATTTGATATTTTCTTTATTCCATTTTTTTAAAGTAGAATAAATAGTATCTGATAAATTTTGCCAAACTTGAGTTTTGTATCTATTTAAAACAGGAACCTCTTGGATACTTACAGAAGAATAGATATCTGAATCGTAATAAAAATTACCATACATCATTCCTCTATAAAATTTTTTTAATTTTTTGTACTCACCATTGTAAATAATATTTTCTGATTTACACTGTTTGAACAATTGATACAATTTAATATTTAATTTTTTAACGCTACTTAAATATCTCACTTGAATTTCTAAAGGTTTTGCTCCTACTGTTTTTAACATTAATAGCCTACCTCCTGCTGATATTCTTTTTGTTTAGCTATTGGAAGTAACTTGTAAATATACTCTCTAGGGATACTGTCCATGTTGCCCATGATAGCGTACAGCCCTTTGAAATCGTTTGCTTCAATCAAAGCTGCTGCAAACCTGAAACTATCAAAATCCATACCAGAGGATCCAACATCGTTCCA